TCTGAAGGCGCTGGGTCTGAAGGTGGAGCTGGCGACACGCAAGGCCAAGAAGAAGGATATCGAGGCTGACAACGAGATACGCATTGGTGATGTACTGACGCAGTTCAACGAAGACACGGGCGAAGCGTTGTATCGTTGTTCGCTGGGCAAAGACTTCTACCGTGGTCCGCTGAAGGCAGAGACACGTACCATCGCTGAGTGGGGTGCTGAGTTGGAACGCCTGTTTGGCGTGGAGCCTGTAAGCCGCTTCATCCAGTGCGTGGAACCCAAGCAGGGCGGCAAGGCTGTGCGCATAGTCTGTGCCACGAAGAACTACCCCATCTTCATGTTCCGTTATCCATGGGGTGTGAAGAAGTATGAACCGAAGGACGTGTACGGTACGAACAAGTGGACGTGGTGGGGTGTTACGGAGGATGCCGACCTCTACCATCAGTGGTATGCCGACGAGGCGCTGACGAACGCACTGACGGGTGCTGTCATCGAGCAGGACGAGCGACATCCCTATATAGACATCAAGGATAAGGACGGCAAGTCTACTGGCAAGGTACGCTTCGAGCGTGTGGTGCTGTGCTCTGGCCCCCGTGATTCCATCGCCGTATATAGTCACAGCAATGCCCATGTGGTATGGCTGCACTCCGAGCAGGCTGGCTTCGACAAGAAGGGCGGCAACACCCGGCCGAACCGTTGGCTTCGCTCGTTCATCCGCAAGCTGCTGGGTGTGACGGTAGAGGGTGGCCTGTATGTCTGCTACGACGAGGACGCCACGGGACTGGCTGCTAGTCAGGCTATCGCCCTGAACTCCCCGCAGGTTCGGTGGCTTCGTCTACCCAAGGAGCTGACAGAAATCACCATCGGTAAGACGGGTAAGACTCTGAAGGACGTGACCGATTTCATCACCCGATTCTCAGAGGTGGAGGGTCGCATGCCTGCCGAGATTCAGCATGACGATCCTGTCGAGTGGTTCGATAACGCGCTCTTCGACACCCCGACGTGTAAGTTCTGGCAGTGGGAGTCGGAGCGTAAGGAGAAGGACGGCACCACCCGCGACCGCTATAAGTTTGACCTGCGCAACACGCCCGTCTTCCTCCGTGCCCGTGGCATGGTACGTCAGTACGTGCTGCAGGGCAAGGAGTCGTTCAGCCGCTACTTCATGCTGGGCAACGACCATATCTATACCGAGTGCTTCCCTGGCGAGAAGGGCAGCGTTGGTAAGCTCGTCACTCAGGCCCGCGACCTCATGGCCGAGTGGCTCAGGGCTCATAAGGAACAGAACGACGAGAAGGGCGCTCTCTCCCGTGCCATCTACTCCGCCAAGCTGGAACAGTCGGTGCTGGAGTCTATCGAGATTTTCAACTTCGACACCAAGTCGTTTGGCGAGGATTTTGATTATTTCTTCTTCCACAACACCGCCGTGCTGGTGACGAAGGACAATATTAAACCTGTATCATATAATCAGATGAAATGGTGGACCAACTCCGAGGCCATCCTCGACGGCGACTTCCATTATATCAAGCAAGACTGGCACGTGGAGGTCAACGGCTTCTACGAAACCGAGCGCATCAAGCACGAGGAAATCGTGAAGACCCTGAAGACTGTTGAAGAGATACAGCAAGAGTACGGCCGTTGGGACGCGTGGGAGAGCCTGTGGAAATACCGTCTGGTCATCGACAAGCCCATCGAGGAGATGCCCGTACACTTCCGCTTCCTCTACAACGTCAGCCGTATCTTCTGGGAGAAGGAGACTGCCGGACAGGAGCTCACCAAGACCGAGCAGCAGATGCAGGACATGTACTTCATAGCCATGCTCCACGCCTTGGGCTCTGCACTCGTTCGCCACCGTTCTGCCAACCGCCAGCAGTTTCTGCATATCACCGACAACGGCACGCGCCGTGAGGATTTGGCCAGTGGTGGTACGGGTAAGACAGCCATCCTGGAGTTGCTGTCCCTCGTGCGCCGTGTGCTGCGCATCGACGGCAAGGCACTGACCGACGGCAATATCAAGCTCTCGCAGGAGACCGAGAAGGTTGTGCCAGGACTGCATAACATCGTAGCCATCGACGAGCTGCCGCCGGGCTTCTCACCGCAGACGCTCTACAACAACACCCTGTCGCTGACCTCCCGTGGCCTGTACCGTGGCTCCGTGAAGCTGGAGGGCGACGACCTGCCGAAGTTCGTGGTGGCATCCAACGAGCAGCTCGACCTCAGTAGCGACTCTACCAACCGCCGAATCTACCAACTCTTGGTTGGCGACTGGTACCACCCCAAACCCATGGACGGCTCACGTCCTGCCCACACCCCTGCCGATGACTTCCGCAAGGAGGGCATGAAGGAGGTGGCACGCAACCTCTCGCCGACACTCCTGAACGAGGCCCGCAACCTACTGCTGGGCTGTGTGCAGCTGTTCTTCCAGTTCCCCGAAGAGACCATCCGTCCTCCCAAGGACAATCGCGCCCTGCTGCGTCAGGCACTGGCAGCGTCGAAGGACGAGGAGTTTACCAAGTGGATTGTCGGCTACCTGTCGGACAGTCGCCACCTGGGCATCCCCATCGCACAGCGCGAACTGGCTATCTCGCTGCTTGACTACTGCGGCATCACCGTGGGCGACAAGACCGTCAAGACGGCCATGAACCGCATCAACAGGAACCTGCCGGACTATATCCGCACCAGCGTCTATGTGATGAATCCCAAGCGCGTGCTGAAGACACAGACCGACGAGGACCTGGGCTTCCGACGCACCGCTGCATGGATGTACCCATCGAACCCCGACGGCACCATTCAGCTCGACCGCGACGGCAACCGCATGCCCCGCGTGCTCGACAAGAAGAAACAGTACCGCACCTACTACTTCTACCGCAAAGGCACCGTGCCCAAGCACAAGTTCGACGAAGCCCACATAGGCGACCCCGACTATGTGCAGCCCGCACCGGAGACCGACCCCGAGGCATCGACGTCCACCGTTGTGCAATAGTGCAATAATGCTATAAAGGAATACAGCGACAATGGGACGAAAACGCAAACCACGCATTCTACGGATTATCCGACGGTCGGCACTGACTGGCAAGGCGGTATGGCTGAGCCACCAGCGCAGCTACCAGACGGAGTGGACGGCCTACAAGCGAGCCTGTCTGAAGGAGATAAATCGCATGCGGCAATGGGCCAACACCGTGAACCGCCGACGACGCAACATACAGCGACTGCTCACCGAACTGACGGCCAGCCTGCCCATCCTGGGCGACATACCTCCCGAACAGCGCATGGCGGCAAAGGTGCTGACACAGATGGCCGCCAACGAGCCACCCAAACAGTCCGACTTCTACGACCACATCTGCGAGGAGAAACGACTGAAGCGCAACGCCAAGCGACGACTGAAACGATGGCAAGAGAAATACGGAAACAAGAATATTAAAACATGAACATCAACATAACATTCCAGACCTTTTGGGACCGATACGGCAAGAAGCGTGAGCGAGGCGATGCCGAACGTGCCTGGCAACGGCTGACCGACAGGGAGCAGCAGCAGGCCATCGACGGACTCGCCGCCTACCACAAGCGACAGCAGGGAGCCACCACCCCCTACCCCGCCGCCTACCTGAACCAGCGGCTGTGGCAGAAGCCCAAGCGCGGCAAGCACAGCGCCGTGCGTTCGACGGTTTGCCAGTCGAAAGACCCCTTCTCTGAAATGGAAATGTGGTAAACAGACATGAGTTATGATAGAATATTGTGAATCTGTGGACGGCAAGAAGAAAGAAGAAGACCGTCCGAAAAAGGAATACAAGGACGTACCGGAACCAAAGGATTTCCGTCCGCTTGGATATGAATGGTAACATTAACAAAACGAAATATGGAAACGAAAACGAAACGAACTTTTGCGGGCAATGGACTAAGCCGCACGGCCATGGTCTTCAAGATTGCCACGGTGGCAGGTCACAAGCTGACCCCTCCAGAGCTGAACAAGATCAAGGACGTCAATCCCCGCTCACTGGAGCAAGTCTATAACCAGGTCATTGGGGGTGGTAATTCTGGTGATGCTATGTTTGCATTGAGATTGATATTGAAATAAAGAATTAGCGATATGATTACACTGACATTGGAATGGCGCGAGGTGCTATGGTGGATGCAGGGCGGTATGAGCGGTTCGCACAACTGTTGGGACGTATATAAGGACATGGTGAACAAGGTATGGCCACAATGCTCGGAGCAGGAGCGACGGAACATCTGGCTGATTATGCGGCGCGACCTTGGCAGTTATTGGCGACCCGACGGATGGTCAGGCTTCGACATGCGGAACGTTCACGGCGAAGGAGAGTGGAAACCTGCCGCTGCCGTGCTGACCTATAGCGACGACAAGCGCTATGACCCTGCAAAGTGCATTACAGACCTGACTCCGTGGAACTATTTTCGTCAGGTACTGGCACGTTTCGACCCGGAGAACCAATATGCCGTGACATTAAAGGCTGAGACCGACGAAGAGGTGGAAGGAATACTGAAAAGGCTGTCGAAGGAGACAATCATCAGCACGCCGACGCTTATGCTCTCTGCCGACAAGACTCGCTACGGCTGGAGAATGGATATGCCGATCGTGGTCCGCACCTACAAATGGCAGGACCCGAACGGCCACGATGCCTACTTTATTAACTGGAGCCGCCGCTGCGATCCAGACAGGATTACGAAAGTAGAGAGAATAGACATTCCCGACAATGGGACGATGTAAACAACGAAGAACGATGAAGCCAACTCATAGAATCATGTGTCCCGACTGCGGGAAGCAGAAGATGCTGTTCGAGACGGAACGGAAGGCACAGGACTTCCTACGCTGGAACTCGGACGAGATATCGGGCGGCGAGAGCCTGCGCCCGTACTACTGCAAGGCCTGTTGCGGGTGGCACTTGACGCACGTCCGGCACCGAGAGGAGTACGACATCCGCATGGACGAACGCATCAGCGTGTACCGCGAGAGTAAGTCGGGTCAGAAGTGGCAGCGGAAAATAGAACGGCTGCAGCAGAAGACAGACCAGAACAAGAAGGCCAATAAATGGCGCAAAATCAAGAATCCGAAGATATAAAGAAAAAACGAATTATGGCAAAAGTAATGATTGACATTCCAGGCCGCTACATCGACGCAGTGAAAGGGCTGATGTTGATGCAGGCGGACAGTGAGCAGGAGGCTCAGAAATTAGAGCGGGCTGCAGACCTGTCTAAGCAGGCTGCAGACCCCATAGTGATTGACACGACCGATGCAGGCATCTTCGCCGGCAACGAGAAGAGTCGCAAGGAGATGTATCTCGCCGTCGCCGCATTCGCCTTTGCACAAGTGATAAAGGATATGGAGGGCTGACGACATCGAGCACTACGGACCATTGAGCAAGTACGCAAGACCATATTTAGCTTATTAGGCGATTATGACAATAGCAGAAATTTACATCGGACTGGTGGCTGGCGCAAAGTACCGCCGCAAGTCGTGGAGTGGCACGAAACATATCTACACCGACTGTGAGAAGTTTGACCGGCCCATCGTTGCCATTCATTCAAAGGACGGTCACGAAGGAGTATATGCCTTCAACAACTGCGATTTCTTCGCTAACGATTGGGAGGAGGTGCATCCATGAGAGGCAAGCTATGGAATTTCATCAGACCTGCAGAACCTAAGAAGGTGATGCGGTTCGAGAATACTGGCGAGGATTTCTCGGCCATGTATCAGGCGCAGCACTGGCTGCACGAGAACGGCTACTGCTACGGATCGTCGGACTGGAGCCACTACATTCCGGCAATGAAGGGCGAACGCTACACGCTGCCGCAGAAGCTCTACAACTTCGACCGCGAGGACTACGACCGCGTGAGTGCCGTGATGTATTCGCTCGACTACCACAACGGCTGGGTGGAGGTTTGGCTTGTGGAGCAGGGTATGACGGTGCTTGACTTGGTGCTGACCTACAAGTGGTACGACATGATAGAGAGCGGCGAGAAGCGTGAAGAGTACCGTGCCATCACTCCCTATTGGCGCAAGCGCATCCAGAGCGGCAAGCGTTACACCCATGTTCGCTTCCATCGCGGCTATACGGCCAAGTCGATGGTGTTCCGCTTCGACGGCTTGCGTATTGGGAACGGAAACACTCAGTGGGGCGCACCCGCCGACCGTGACGTGTTTATCATCAGCCTCGGAGAGAGGTATAAATAGTAACAACCAATTAAAACAATTACAATTATGAGAAGTAAATCAGCACAATGGTTTGAGTGCAGAATTAAGTATAAGAAGGTGATGGAGGACGGGCAAGAAGCATGACCTGTTCAAACGGGCGGCATTGCTGGCTTTAAAAAAACAGTAAAGTGTTTGCTCGGAAACAGCACGGAGGATGCCAGAAAACACTTTACTGTTTTTTTAAGGCGATTTTTAGGACCGACAAAACAGGCAAGTCGCGGCGAGGTGGAGATAATAATTTAAAAAAAACAAATTGGCGATATGGCAAAACAAGAAGAAAAGAAGATTGACAGATGCAAATATGCGCATCGTCATTTCAACGGCGAGTGTTCTTGCATAGAGGCAGGAATGGCGAATGACAAGGTTGTACCGACCGACGAAGCCAAGTGTGAAACCTGTGAGAAGTACAAATCGCGCTACATCGAATATCCGCTGACGATTGACAGCATTGACGTGGAGCCGATAAAGACGGATAGTTGGAATGCCAAGACGGGCGACTTTGTGGCCGTGCGTCCATGCGGTGACGAATACGGCGGCAAGACTTATTTCGGTATTTTCATCGGCGACCTGCCAATTCAGAGCATGGTATCGTTCAACGAAAAGACAAGGACGCTGCGTGTCTCGACAATGGGCAATCCGGCAATGCTTGTGCCTCAGTTGAACAAAATCATATACGGATGCGGTTCATGGTGGCATAAGATTAAGAGCGAGAAAGACCTGAAGGCGATAACCGATGGCGACATTAACGATACATGGTATATGCAGATGGCACACCAGATGATGCAACAGCGTAGGAAGTCGAGCATTGAGTTGAAGGAGGGCGACCGCTTTCAGCAGGCATGGAAAGGATGCAAGGAGCCGATGTGGTTCAAGGTGCTAAGTATCGACCGTCCGAACAACAGCCTGCGAGTGGAATGTCACAGCCATAACGGAGATATGCACGAAGAGGAATGGGACGATCTCGACGTTACGGAGTCAGCCTTTGATGTCGGAGAATATAAAATGGTAGAAGATAAGGAGGACTGGCACGATGACCGACGAGCAGAAGCGTGAGCAAATAAGTTTCCTCTACAGGCAGCTTGACACCTGCGGGCAGATAATTGCAGAGACAGAGCCAGGACCAGAGCGGTCGAGGTACAATCGTGAGTATCGAGGCATCGTCAATGCCCTGCGCCGACTGGAACCCGAGAAGTGGAAAGACTATCCCACGTTCCGCCAACACACCACTGAGGGACGGAACGAGATGGTTCAGAAGTTTTTTGCCACACATCGCTGTCCGACCTGCGGCGGTGAGTTCAAGCAGACCCGCAGCGGCTCGTTTCGCGTCGTCTGCCAGCAGTGTGGACAAAAAGCACAATTAAAACGCAAGAAATAAATAACTTAAAAGGAATATGATTATGAACGAAAAACAGAAAGACGAACTGCTGAAACATGTAGTGGGAGCCATTGGCGCAATCAAGGCTCAATTTGAAGTGGAGGTTATCAAGGACTATGATATACCGCCACTTGTGAACACCAAGACGAAGCAAGACATTGGCTTCGGAGTTAAGTTGCAACTAAACACCCGCTATGACTACGACGAGGAGATGCTGACACAATGGAAGAATATGTTGAAGGCCGACGAGTGGTATATCTCAGTAAAGCGGAATCAGTTGCATGTGACATTCAGGGTGAGATATATGGAGGACTGACCAATGCAGAAACTATTCAAGCGATTACTTGACCTGCTGAACATCCATCCCGACGAGAACCAGCGGTGGACGCTATCGACGCTGTTCATCGTCGGACTGCTGGATGCTTATGTCGGACCAGCCATCTCGAAGGCGTGGGTGACGGAGCTGCCTGCCGAATGGCTGGCGTTCCAGTCGCTCGTCTATTCCGTGGTCGGGCTGTTCATCGGCATGATATGGAAAGGTTGGGTGCGCCGCAAGGCCATCCGGTGGTTCACGGTGCTCTGCGTCGTCGAGTCGGCAGCGGGCTTCTGCGTCGGCATGTGGCTCTGCTTCGTGGAGTACAACGTGTGGGTGCTGGCCATCGCCTGCCTGCTCTACGGCACGCTGGTGTCGGAGTTCATCGGCAAGTGCCTGATGACGTTCCGTCCGAAGCTGTGGAACGAGCACGAACGCGAGGTCTATGACAACAACAACGACGTGGTGTGTGGCATCTACTGCATCGCCGGCTATGTCTGCGCCCTGCTGTTCATGCCCTCGCTAAAGGTGGCCATGTTCATCTGGGGCCTGTGCTGCGCTATCGACAATATCGGCTGGCTCGTGGTGTATCACAAGAATAGGGAGAAGTTTTTGGAAATCAAGCAGGACTGACAACGAATTTAACGGAGTAAAGGAATTATGATTACAGAACAGATTTTTTACGGCATTCGGTGCGACCGATGCCATGAGGACTATGAGGGCGACGATTACAGCTACATGTCCGACAAGGGAGAGATTGAGGAAATGGCCGAGAACTACGATTGGCGCGAGATTGATGGGCGGCACTACTGCCCCTGCTGCTACGAGGAAGATCCGTTGAAGGCCGAGTATAATGACGACGACCACGACTACACGCCGAAGCCGCCTATCCCAGAGTGCATCTTCACGATGCGCCGTGCGGTTGGCCTGCTGATTCATCAGGGCGACGGCGAAATGCGCGAGACGGTCGACGACCATCTGCACATCCGTTTCTACATGAACCGCAATCCGCTGACCGATGCAATACGGCTAACCATCGACCAGCTGCTGGGCGACCTGCATCACACGGTCGAGGTGGAGGAAGAGAAGCACGACAACTACGTCACACGCAAACTGCACATAGACGTGACGATGCCGTTCATTCACAAGGGCGACCGCGTTAGAGTGGTAAAGCACTCGGACTATATGGATAGTTTCGGGCTGGAGGGCATCGTGAAGAGTGTAAGACCAAACGACACTTTCCGTGTTGATGTCGAGGTGAACGGCGAACCGAGCCGCCGCTATTTAAGTCGCGAGAGTATTGAGGTGATTAAGAAAGCGAGAGAAGAAAAGAAGTGGAACTAACCTATGGCAGAACTAATCAATCTAACCCCGAAATGGGAGTACATGAGCGAGTCGCCCGTCTCGATGGACAGGATGAACGAACTCGGGGCCGAAGGGTGGGAAATGATATGGTACAACGCATTCTTCGACCAAAAGGAATACGCAATGAAGACGATAGCCATCTTCAAGCGAGTGCGGTATGAGCAGTTGGAAATCCCAGAACCGCCGAAAGAGCCAAGGCCAGAATTTGATGCCCGTGCTGCTGAACTGATAGCCAATGACGGCGACAAGCGTCTGAGTGACCTCGGCTTTCCAAACCGCATAATGAATGCGCTGGCAGACGTTGGAATCCGCGAACTAAACGACCTGCTGCGTATCAGCCGCAAGTCGCTTTTGAAGCCGAAAGGAATGGGTCCCAAAAGTATCAAGTTTATAGACGAATATTATAAGGGCTTCGGCTTCCACTACGGCGAAGAGGAACTTTTGCCAGACCCAAGCAGAAAACTGTACAACGGATTCGTGGCCTACAAGCTACCGCCGTGCAAAGATAATTCGTTAAATCCGTGCCATCCGTGATCAAGAAAAAAAATAATTAGTGATTAAAAACAAAGGCGATATGACAACAGAAGAAAAAAGAGAGCAGACCATTCAGGGTCTTGCAGACATGTTACGAACCTCTCCGTTTCAGGTGGAGTTCAAAGTGAAGAAAAAGCCCGCTGGCATCAAGGTCATCATCGAGGTGACGCAGGAGCAGATGGAGGGCATAGCAAAGCAGACTCTCGAAAAGACAAAACGAATAGAGCAAGTAAAATGATTGAACTACCAAAGTACACTGTGCCGACGTATGACCCTCGGGGGCTGGCGGTGAACGAGCGGACGGACTTCACGCGGCGCATCCCTGCGCTGCCGGAGAAGCAGCTGGCACGGGACGCGAAGATCGTCAGTCAGATAATCCACGCTTACGAGCAGGGCGACAATCAGGAGGTGCTCGACATCTTCCGCCGCAAGGCCCGTCTGCTGTCGAACCCCCGCTACTGGGAGGTGATGCGCACGGTGTGGGTGGCGGTGGGCAGCACCGAGACCGCCCAGCTGTTCCGCACGCTGATGCTTTCGAGCCGCCCCTGCCGCTCGTGGTTTATGACCCCCGAGGATGCCGCCGCGCTGGAGGCGATGCCGTTCCCGCTGACCGTCTGGCGGGCCTACGACGCTGACCCCGACCCCGGCATTTCGTGGACGCTCGACGAGCAGTGGTGTCGCGGCTATGCCAAGGCGAAGAACCGCCGCGTGAAGCAGATGCAAGTGAGCCGTGAACAGGTGTTCGCCTACGTCTCCCGACGCGGCGAGGAGGAAGTGATTGTATTGTAGTTAAAAGGTAAATAACTTAAATTAAAGGCAATATGAAAGCAAATGAACTGATGATTGGCGACTGGGTCTTCATTGACCATTGTTCAAACAGGCTTGAACCTTGCTTCGGGCAGGTTAAGGGCATTGACAAAAACGGCGAAGACGTATATACGACTGACGGAATGGTTGACATCAGCCTTTTAAAGCCGATACCGCTCACAGAAGATAGGCTGCTTGCTAACGGCTTCAACTATGAGCGCAACATAGGCTACGTGTATGAAGACGGCGAATATGAGGTAGTCGTGGACTTGTGGAATCATGGTTATAGGATTCTGCATGACCGCGACGTAGTGATGAACATACATTGTTTCAGCGATGTTTTCGTCCACGAGCTGCAACACGCACTCAGGCTTTGTGATG